CCACCTTCTTCTGACTCCACTTGTTGACTATCTTCGGGGTTCCCAGCTTCCGAGCTATCTTCAGTACCTTGGTCTCCAAGTTTTTTCTGAAGTTCGACATAAGCCTTCTCTAATTCTTGAGCATCTTTATATTTACCAGCAAGAAGATTATCTTGTGCTTCTTGCATAGCTTCTCCAACTTGCAGAGAATCCTGTTCATCGGAATTGAGATTCTCTGCTGTTGTTACTTCATCTGAATTTTCGTATGTTAATGTTTCTGCCATTATCCTGGTGGTTGTGCTTGTTGTTCTAGTTGTGCTGCTAATGCAGGGTTCTTAGATGGATCATTGATAGGAGCCTTAGCCATGTTTGGTTCTTGCTTCATCTGTTCCATCTGCATTATTTGTTCTTGTTGTTGTTGTTGTTCTTGTTGTATCTCTTGCATACTCTTAACAAGATTCAATACATCTATACCTTGAGCTGCAGCTAATCTCTTAACTACTTCTTCAGGATTAATATACTGTTGGATAGCTTCTGGACCCATTGTTTGAGAGATTGTAGTTAAGAAGGCACCTAATGCTTGTACATCTTGTCCTCTACCTAAACTATTAATACCAGCTACGATTGTAGGTTTAACCATTCCTTTAGGTATCTTAGGTATCTCACCAGTCTTCTGGAAGACACTAAGCTTACGGTTTAAGTATGGTACTAAGAACTCTATAGTAAGTAATCCAAATAGACCACCTAATTGCTGTTCTAATTCCATCTGAGTCATCTGCACTTCTTGTGCAGTAGTTCTCTCACTATCTCTTACACTTAGTATAAGGAAAGCTTCATTTAATCTCTTCTCTAATGTTGCCATCAACTGATAAGCTGTCTGGAAATCAGCAGTCTTACCAACTTGTATCACACCTATATCATCTGGTCGCCCTTGGACGATAGCTCCATTACCTGCAGAAGCAAGTGTCTGGGGCTTAGTTGTGCTTGAGGGTGATACTACAAAAACTACTTTAGCAGCTGCTGCAGAGCCTTCTACGAGTGCCTGGGACAGTGCCTCAAGTGATTTTAAATCTCCGATAAATTGTCCTACTCTACCTCTACCATATGCTTCACCATCTACTGTATTGAAACGTAGTGGTAGCCATGGTGATGTATCGACTGGTGCTTTCCCTTGGGAACCAGGGAGGATCTTATCGAATACCTCTTGATGCCATATAAATCTATTGTTATCTCTCTTGACATGTGTGTAGACATCAACTTCTTTCTTGTCACTCTTAGTCTCATCGACTACAGACTCATGATCGTCTTCAAACTCCACGCCTTCTGGTAGATACTTGTCTATTAATTTTTTATTGATTCTTTCCTTAGTAACTATTTCAATTACTTGTCCGTTACCATCTCGTTCTATAACATAGCGATTGAGAGGGAATAATTTCAAACCTTCTTTACCCATAAAGATGAGAGCGTTACCAGCTACAACTAAGTGTTGCAGTGCTTGGTGTATTACTACTCTATCGTCTGTTGCTGCAATAGCATCAAGGATAGTACGCTCTATCTTTGCAAAGGATAAATCTAGTTCTGATTTTATTTCTGGTGGGAACTCTTCACCTAACTGAGACTCATCTAACTGTAGTTTAAAGAAGCTGGTCTGAGGTGGTAGAAGACTAAGCGAGAGTTTACTCGCTAGTGCTACGACACCTTTGGCACCAACGCTTTGCCATGGAGTGATGAGTTGTTTCATACCTCTTACATGTTCTTCATGTCCACGTATGAGGTACGGTAGTGTGAGTTTACCTGCTTCTTCTGCTTCGTTTAGAAACTGGGAACGGTCACTGGATAATGAATCATATCTAGATTTTGCTGTCATTGTTTTTATACGTTAATTTGTGACGTACTAGTGTCACTAAAACTACCTATTCTAAAGTCACGATTAAATCGTTTCTTAGCTGATCTATTTCTATCTCTTCCAAAAGAACTATACCCTCTGGATGCTCTTATACCACTAACACCTCTTCTTGTTCCACTAGATATACCTTGTTGTGATCTAATAGTGTAAGATCTAGCATCTCTAGCACTCTGTTGTCTAGCAGAAGCAAATGTTTTAGCATAATTTTCTAGTTCACCTCGTTCTCTATCTACTTGTACTGTATAATCACTTAATGCTTGTTGTCCTGATTGTACATCTTTTAAATAAGATTGATATTCACCATAGTCTTTTTGTATTCCACTCAGATGAGATTGATATGCTGTTTGATCTGATGTTGTTTTAGCTACTAAATCTTGATATGATTTGTAGTCTTTTTCTGTATCAGCTATAGCTTGATCCCATTCTTTTCCATACCTTTCAATGTCTTGTTGGTATGAGAACTTATCTAGTCCATCACCTCCTCCAATCATCTGCTTTTGATTTTGGAATTCGTCTCTACCTTTAGTTAAATCTGCAATAGCAGTTGTAAACTGTTCATCATATGGTTTCAATCTAGCTAACTCATCAATATACTGTTGACCAAATGGTTCTAACCTAGCTATCTCACTAGTGTATTGTTCACCAAGCGGTCCTAATCTATCTAATTCTTCTGAATAAGCTGTGCTTTTAGCACCTAGATCAGTAAC